TCCGTCCGTATCTACCACGGACGGCAAAAGGTTTACGTTTACGGTAAAAGGCGACTTCTCTGAAGAGTGGAAGTCAGTGACTCGTGGTTATCTGCAAGCGGAAGGCAAGGACATGACGGACGTTTGGGTGCTGGACTACATGAACGGGCAGCTGGTGCAGCAGGTGCATCAGAGTGACAACACAGCAGAGGACTTTGGTATGCCGGTGATGCAGCTGGCGTATGGTTCGCACCATGTGTACTTTGTGGCGAGCCGTGGTGCTGGAGCCGACTTGAATGTCGGGGAACATCGTCTGAGGTGGGAGAAGGTGAGTGACACGTTCTATAAGGACTATGAGGTAAATGTGGTGGCTACATCGAATGGCAACAGGGCGGTTACGCTGGAGCGTGTGGTGACGAAACTGAGGCTGACGTTCACGGATGTCGTTCCTGAGAATGCGGCGACCATCAACATTACGCCTGCAACGTGGTATAAGGGGCTTGACTATGTGACGGGTGAACCTTGCGCTGTGGCGGAGAGTCAGACGACTACGATTAACATACCATCTGCTTCCATAGGTCAGACGGGCGTGTCGGCTTCAATGTTCAGCATATCGACGGCTACCGAATGGACTACGGACGTGACGATCAGCAGCAATACGAGTACGGATGCGGTGCTGGGAACGGCGACGCTGACTGCCGTGCCGCTGAAGGCGAACAGGGTGAGTGACTATCGCGGTCCGCTTTTTAGTGCTGGAGGAAGTATGTCACTGTCGCTGAACGGTGAGTGGATGGATAGCTACGAGGGTTCATGGTAAACAAAAAAAGGAGAGCCAATCGGTTCTCCTTTTATTGTTAATAAGGTGGTCAAATCTCCTTGCATAAAGAACTTGCACCCCTTTCACTCCCCAAAGTTACGAAATTTGCAAGAATAATCGGCTGAATGTTAGAACTTTTTAGCAACAATCAGCCGATTTTATAATTCTTTAGATTTATACACCGTCCTCGAACGAAGGTTTGGGGTCTTCTTCGGGTTCGATGGCCTCCAGTCGTTCAATCTCGTCTTTGGCCGCGTTGATGTCATCGCGCCACTGCTGACGCTGGGCAATCTTTTCGGCATACTCCTCCTTGGTAGCCTTACCCTCCGCAATCTTGGCGGCAATATAGTCGGTGCTGGTCAGTTTACTCTCACAGTCGAGGATAATTGTTTGCTGCTCGTTGATGAGCGCGTCAATCTCATACTTTTTCATATTCGTTTTAATTTTAAATGATACTTACTATTTAACCTTGCGCGAAAACTATACTGAGGTTTACTGGTGACGCAGAGCCGCCGTTGGTCCCAATCCAACCACAACCACCAGTCATCATCAATCGCTGCTTTCAGTTGCATAATGCGCTTGTATGATGTGCGGTTTTTCAATAATCCTGTATAACTGTTGACGGTAGCAATAAAATGGTCGAGATAAGCATATTGCTCCCATGCTGGTATGTGGTTGTATTCTGTGATACGTTCAAGGCACCGCGCCCATGTCTTATCGTTTAGAATAATACTCCACGGATGTATATGAGAACCCAGAAACTCCAGTCCATGTTGGTATGGTTGGTCATAGAACTTTTTCTCGTTAAGAATGACGCCTTTTATTGCCAATCTCCTGCGAAGTTCTGGGAATAACGAAAGCGCATATTGATGCAGATGTTCCGGCACTACCTCCACACAGTCATCCATAAACAGAGTTGAACGAATGCCGCAATCATCATTTAGCCATTTTACTTCATCATTCAGATATAAGCCCATGACGTTTTGTGATGACATGCGCCCGATAGGTGCCCCTTTGCTCGGGTCGCGCATCATCAGCAGCGACTTTTCGGGTTTGATGTGTAAATCCCACAACCGGCGAGGTGTGCGCAACTCGCAATGAGCTGCCGGATTACTGTTGACGCATTTCATAGCAAGCCATTTCAGGAACGCGGGCAGTTCTTCTTCGCCGTAATCAGTAATAATCTGTGCAGAATATTTGTCGATAACCTTTTCAAAGAATCGCTGCATTTCTGAGCATAGGGCATTCGGAAAGAACCCTTTCAAGTCCCACTTGATGATGCGGCACGGTTCAGTATAATCATTTGACACCTCGCAAATATCCTCTATGACCTGGTTCATCGCTGCTTGCGCACCTTTACCCTTGCGGTTGTTGAATGTGCGGTCGTGTAGCTCTTGTTCTATATATGGAGATAGTGTGTCGCATAGTAAGTGGTCGGCCATGCGTCCCTGAAAGATGGTGGCAAAGATTTCCCGCCACTTGGGATAGGATGTCAGGAAGGCATAGTTCCAGTCAATGCCAAAGGTTCTTGTCAGTAGCGCGTCGAGCATCCTCACCAAGCGCGAAGACCAGTGCCATTCAAAGGCAACCGAATCGCCACCATATCGCTTGTTCTGTCGGGTGTCGTACATCACGCGCACCAGAAATCCAAAAGCCTCGTCTTCAGTCATGACTTAGTTGTAAAAGCATGATATGAGTAAATTCGTGACCGCCTGCACGCGATTCCTGTTGTTCACATTGTTGTTGTTGAGATTCCCGTTGTTGCCGTTGAAATTCCTGGCGTTGTTCACGTTGTACATCTCAGTGAACCAACGGTTCGTGCCGGTCGGGTGGACATCCGAAGTTCTGCTGTAAATGACAGCCGCCACCCCTTTTACTACATTCATAACTGACGGTGAACTCTTACTCAGTGGCAGACCTCCCACCGTCCTGACTCCTGTAGCCTGACTGCCGCCTGTCGGTGGCATTGCGCCATCGCTTGATGCCTTCATCCATCCTATCCATGTGGCGGGCTATCTGTAGCTTCATTTTATCGGTCAGTGCACCCAACTGGATGCACTCATCGAACATCGCGTCAATCACTCCCATTTCGCCTATCATGTCGTCGATATACATCTGACGCAGTTCAGCGTTGCTTCGTGCCTTGCAGAATAGCCGAATCAGGCTAAGTGCTGCTTTCCTCATCTCCGACCACGCACCCTCGCGTCGTTGAATCGTTGCAATATTCGGCATAAGATAGTGCAGCGTCTTCAGCAGATTCTTTGCTTCAACAAGAATGGAGTCCTTGTCATTCTGCGCACCGTTACCTCTGCTCTTGATTCTGTATTCACGCTTACCTTGCTTCTTCCGTTCTGGATGACTATATCTGTCTGCCTGCTCTTCGTAGGCTTGCTGAAGATATGCGTCGTAATCGAAATCGGATTGATTATTCACGTTGTTGCTGATAGTCCTTTATTGTTTAACAGAAAGCCGCACCCGCTCCGACGGGCGCGGCAGTGGTTCGCCGGACGAGCCGACGAACCTATTTTTTAGATATCTAAAAGCGTGACCGCCTGCACGCGAATCCTGTAGTACACATAGCGGTTGTCGAGATACCCGTAGCTGCCGCTGAAAAACCTGGCGGTGATCACGTAGGACATCCCAGCGAACCAACGGGACGTGCCGTTATTGATAGGTGTTGTTCCCATCTTGGTAATCGAAGGAGCAAGAGTGGCGAGGGTTTCATCATTCATCAACTCACAACCCTCCAGACATCCCGGAAGGAACCATGTGCCACCTTTCAGCAACTCGTTGGCATAACTGAGAATGTAAGCCTTGTTCATGGCGGGGAACTTGGCCTTCGTGCCACCGTCCTTGGTGGGGGCCATCATCGGACCGTACTTTTTGGTAAGTTCTGCTCCACCTGGCAATGCAAACGAACCGTATTTTTGCGGGTACATCACGCCCAGACCATAGTGCAGGTAGTTGTCGTAGGTACCGAACTTTGCACGGATTTCGGCGCAATACTGGTAACCCTCTGCTGTCGGGTCCTCAAAGCATGACGGACGCACGGGTGCGTCGTTGCCGTTCTTTACGACTGGCTCCATCGAGGTCGGGATACGTCCGTTGCTGGTAGCCCATGCGCGGGTTCTTGCGCGGTTCATCACGCCCCAGTAGTTGGTATAACCGCCGTCGTTCTTCCAATAGACATCGCTGGCAGGCATATCACCCCACACACTCAAAGCGATGGTACAGCCCGTTGCGCTGACAATATAGAATCGGTAGTCCACGCACTCATCACACTGAATGATGATCTGCGTACCGTCCGATTCAACCTTGTTACCGTCAGCGTCGGCAAGGTATGCCCACCATGCCTTAGTGTCGCCAACCTCTTCGGCCTTTGCAGCCACGGCTGATGAAATCTCAGCGGCACTGGTAGCGTCAATGGCGGTAGATGTCAGCGTCACATCCACGGTAGTGTCAACGGCATAGTCGGGCGACATGCGCAACTTGATAGCCAGCGTAGTGCTGCTGATGGCAGTGATGGCGTACTGGCATACGTCCAGAAACTTCTCATCAGTACCTGTCTTGTCGATAATCAGCACCTTGCGGCCCTTACGTGCAACTACGTAGCCCACATGCGTCCAGGCACTCGGAATGATAGCCTTCTGAATCCACGAGCCACCCTTCAAATAGCGGATAGCGTTGCTTTCGTCGAGCATTACCAAGTCGCCTGGTGCGGGCTCAGTAGTGATGACATTCACACCGTCCACGATGATTTCTCGCGTGGTCTCTATCATTGAAACCTGACTCTCGATGGTCGGCTTCACGGCGGCATCGTAGGCCGCTTTGTTTGCATAACTTTTGATAGCCATATCTTTACGTTTTTATTAGTTCAACAATACCCAGTTGGCCGTCGAGTTAGTAACGGTAAATGCCTCGTAACACTTGTTGTTGGTCGTGTCGTGATAACGCTGTCCGACGAATCGCGGCACAATACTCGGCGCACCAGCACCCTCTACCACTAACGGATAGCCGCACACCTTCGGCATATTCTCGCAGTCGATGTCGGTTGCCTTAAAGCTGCCCATGTGCTTCAGGTTCTCTATGATTCCCTGAATCTCGCCCATCAGTTGAGCGAATGCCTGTGCGATGACCGCCTGACCTGGGGCACCAATGAAGTTTGTGGCGATGTTCTTGAAGATACCAAGACCAACCACCAGAGCCACACCACCGTTCACTGTTTCCGTATAACCACTCACCACGATGGTCATGCTGGTGGGGCACAGATACACATAGTATCCAGTCGAAGGCATAGCAGCCACTGCCTGCTTCATCAGAGGCTCGTAGTAACTCTCCGTCACCGTGCGAGTAGCTGGCAGCGTGGTGTAGGTCTGACCACCCATCGCCCAACCAGTCAAAACAGGTGTGTCGCCACTCTCGTCGTACTGAGCCGTGTAGATCAGCGCGGGGTTGTAGTCGGCTGTAGCCGTTGCAGGCAGTTCGGGATAGTCCTGACGATAGGTGTATGTGTAGTTGATTACCTTGTCGTAGGTACGTGTCACGATGCGGGCAAAGAGGCTCACGTCGGCAGGCACTGGACTCGCACTGGGCACCAGCATGATGTCGCCAGCATTCAACTGCACCTCAGCCGATATGCCGTAGCCACTGGCACTCACCTCTTGTCCATTCACATTAACATACTTGCCAGCCGTCGCCTGCTGAAGTGTGACGCTGCGGGTGTTGTCGTACTTGCCCAGCCCGCGCTCAATAAACAGAATGTTCTTTGCATTCTGCTCAGCTTGACCGGGGATGTCGTTCAGTATCTGCTGAACTTCAGGCCCTGTTTGAGATAGATTGTAATTGTCCATACTTAAAAGTTTTATGATGTTAATAAAATTGTCTATCACAAAACCTTCAAATATGATGTATAGGTTTACTAGTGATTAATGGCAGCGGACGACAGCGGGCTTTTACAGACTTATTCCGTGTTAGTCCGTGTCAGTCCGCTGTTAAACAAAAAAAGGGCTACCGCCGTAGCCCCGAAACATGAAAACATTCTTCTTAAAAAAACTAAAAAAACTAACTACTATAAACAAAGTCGCGAGCCTCGCGGCTGGCTGATTCACGAACAAATATTATTTCTTCAAGAGATTGTCGATGACTTGGTGGCGGTTCTTGCCGAAGTCGGGGAATACGAACGAGACATGCACCCAATACGAGCCTTTGATGTTGTGCTCCCATATCAGCTGATCAAACGGCAGATGGTCTTTGATGTAGTTGAACCACCGCTTGCCCTTCTCGATGTCGCCGTCGATACAAAGGTCAACGGCCTGACCTTTCAAGTGTTGACTGTTATACACACCGCCTACGGCCTTGTTCAATGCCTGACAGCGAAATCCGCTGCCTATCTTGATAGGCTCGTCCATCGCTACGCGCAACGGCTCCAAGACGTATGCCGCAAGGTACACCAGATTAATAATCTGTTGTATGTTAGGTTTGTTATCAATACCTAATCGCTTCGCGGTATCGCTGGCGTACAATTCTTCTATTGTAAAATGCATGGTTACTGGTATATTCATAATGCTTCACTTTCTACTGGTTCAATATCCTTGGCGGTCTGTGTTTCGTCGCCTTCTGGTGTCAGGTCTCTCGTGCCTGTCTCAATCTTCTGTAAATCGTCCTCAAGAATTGAATTATCGACATCAAAGTGCCTCGCCGTCTTGTCGATGAGTACCTTTGCCAACATCTTCCAGATACGGGCGTGCTTGTCTCCTGGCAGTCGGCACGACGCTTTGTTCTCGGCTATCGAGAGCATCTGTTCCGCGCACACCACACCGGCTGCAATGTAGCTGACCGGCACGTCGATGTGGACGAACACCCACCTCTCCACGCAGTAGGCCAGGATGATGATGACAAAACGCTCTATCAGCGTCGGGATGACCTGACGGAACTTGTAGCTCATAAACTTTGCCGCCTCCCGCTTCTGCTTGGGGTACATGATGTGTACTCGCTTGTCCAGTTCGTATGCGCTCCATGCGTCATACAACACGAAGAGCGTGGCGATAATGATCAGCGGGAATGCTGGCGAGAATTTGCCAACTACCCACCCTACTACACCTCCAAGTGCGAGGCTTAACCATTCAAAAATCTTTTCCATTTTCGTATTTCTTATTTTAATTGTTATTCCAAATTGGTATTTCTATCAGTTGTACCGTCGTAATGTCGTCGCGCCAATTCCGTTTGAGTGACATCGGGTAGTAATATTTACCGTCTAATAGACATTTTGTCCACGGTGCTATGCTGGTTGTGTTAATGGAAATCAGGTCAAGCGTCAATAGTCTTTTAACGCTATTTCCAAATGCCGTGACGCGGTTCACGAAGTGCTGTTCGGGGTGTTCCTGTCTATCGTCGTTGCTATATGTGTACGTCAACTCCTGACAATATGTATTATCAATATTCATGATGATGCCGTAGCCAAATGCATTGTTATTGTCTGAGGCAAAGATGACGCTATCCTCGCGAGTGCCGTAGAAGTCACTGTCGTTTTCTGACTTATATTCGTTCTGGCTGTCGCTGCTGAAATTATTATCAGTCTTGCGACGTACAAAGCGAATCTGGAAGTCGTCAACCCATAACGTACTAGTACCACGGTCACCTTCATCAAGTTCTACCTTCATTACTTTAAACAATATCTTACCACCAATAGATCCGTTAACTTGCATGCCGTAGCCGTTGTAATTGTCCCAAATACTATCAAGAATACGATTGCAAATGATCTGTCCTTTTCCGCTTCCCTCTCCTGATGTATTCTCGTCACCTACGCGGAACGTAAACGATGTTTCCGTGTTCTGCCATTCAGTACCGTTCCACCAGTTATTATCACCGACGGCAAACTTAGCCGTTACAGTTCCTTGGCCAGTAGCTGTTTGTATAGCCTCATTCTGTTCCCATTGGCGATATGTTGTGGCTTCAAGCACGATGACACCATTGTCGAAATTGTGTTCATATTTTGACTCTATTAAAAATAGGCAGTCCATCAATGAAGTGCTCCTTGGCTCACCTCTCCACCACATATTCATATTGAGATTGTAGTTGTGCTTATGTGCGCTTGTATCAAATTCCCATAATGTAACACCGGCACCTGGAGGCCACGGATCAACGGGGCTTGGAATACCGAGAAATCCACCACCACCCTGGAGCATATTCATAAGGAATAGTTTATTATTCCAAGGGTGTGCACTATCAAATAAATAATAAAATCCCGTAAAAGGATGACGCACAACCGTGTAGTCCCTTTCTATTATTTCTCTTAGTTCTTCATAATGAATAGTCATTACGTTGTCTACCTTATTTATATCTGCCTCTATTTTGGCCTTCTTGGTGCCCAACAACATAACTTCTTTGTTCTCGTTACTACTATATGAACGTAGACTCATGTCGCGAGTTCCCCAATCATAAGTCTGCGGACGGACGGATTGACCGCTGGCTATATCTGACAAATCTCTGTAATCAAATGCTCCAAATGATGGGTAGAGGTTATCATCTGGTGAAACGAAATACAGTTCATTACGATACTGGCGACACGACCAGCCAAAGAACTTGCAAATATTCTCCAGCAAGTCCATACAGTTATATTTAACCTCGATCGTGTCATCGTTAAAACTGATTAAGTTCTGCCAATCCACCTGCTTTCCCAGGTAGTCAATAATGTCCGTACCGCTCTGAAACTCAAAATATTCGAATCTATGCCATACCTGGTCAAACATATACTTCAATAGATATGCAAAATTGACGACACCTTTATTCGTAGCGGATACGTCGATACCTTCCAATACAGACAAACAGCACTGCACGGGAAATTCGCGCTCCTGTACGTTTTCATACATGGTGCCACTAAACGTTTGCGGCTGCATGAATCCCTGCCAGTCAATGACGGTTGTATTTCCTTCGACGTGTGTCAGTGTCACAGGACGGCTCATATTTGTTAGAGCCATCAAATCTTTCCAGTCGAAAGGATCCTCGTCCATATCCAGACCATTGTCTATGATGCGGATATAGCCCGACTGCGTTCTGACTGGCTTAAACAAGTCCTCGTCGTCGTCCTCTTGTATGACAAAAGGATTAGCTGCGCCCATTAACTCCACGGGCTCACTCTGTTGGTAGTCGTCATCGTAGATGTTGACTGAGTAAAGTGTGCTGGTGCGAAGAGATTTAAAATTTATCTTCCAATGTAATGCCATTGATTTGCGTTTTTATTCCTACCATACGGAACAAAAACGGCTTTGGGTTTACCATAAAAAAAGAGCCGATACGGGTGATAAGTACGCGTACCGTATCGGCTCGATGAAAAAATTCTTTATTAACAATTAATAGTCGCCGACTATCCTCACGGACAGTCATCACGCCTCACGGCGTTTATATCTTTAGTATTCCGTATCGCCGTAGAATTTTTACGGCCCACCATAGGAACCAGATCAATGCCGCCATGATGACCATTGAGCCTACGGTCATCACCATCTGCTGGCGTCGCGACAACTTCTTCTCTACCTCCTTGATTACAGGATAAGGCTGCGGGATGGTGTCGTGAGTCGCCACGTAGGTCGTGTCGTGCTTAATACTCTCAATGTACTTGGTGTGCCATTTTACTGACGTCGAGAAAATGGTGTCGCCTTTCTGGTATTGCGTCACCCAGATGCTGTCGTGCAACCATACCGAGTCCCGCTGGTGCTTCGTGATATACGTCGTGTCTGTGCGCACCTTCTCCACCGTGATATACTCCGTCTTCGTACAGCTGACGCACATAGCTATCAGGCAGCATGCAAGAGCACCCCAAAGAAAGCCAATGCAGATGCTCATAAAATCAATGTCTTCAAAATCATGTTTAATACTCATAGTCCTTCGTTTTAACGTTCTTTATTATCTGTCGATGTTCCCTTCGTAGGTTTACTTTAGTTAAAACAAAGGGAGCAACCGATGTACTCAGTTGCCCTCTTCGTTGGGTTAATAATTCCGTGTTGTCTTATGTCAGACGATGATGTCTATAGTACCGCCGATGGCTTCGGCGATGGATTGCAAGGTGTCGAAGCCTACGCTGTACTTGCCGCTTTCGATACGGCTGATGTGGTTACGTTGCAAGCCCGTCATGTCGGCAATGTCTTGCTGTGTCATGCCCTTTGCTTTGCGGAGGTCACCGATGCGCTGCCCTATCCGCTGTCTCTCTTCTTCTTTTGTCATAGTTCCTTAGTAGAGTTGTCCGATAATACACCTGCCCTTCAATTCGGGGTGGTCGATGATGTACGATGTGCAATCGACAGCCGAACCTTCAAAGATTGCTTCAACTGCCTGTCCATTGGTGACGGGATAAACAGCCGACCATTTCAGATTCTCCTTTTCCTTGCGACGAAGGTTATTGATTGCATCCTCCAGTTCGCCAGTCCTAAGACCTTCGAGAGTACAAGCAGCCTTGAATATCTGATCAAGCCTTTCAAGGTTGCTCATTTCGTTGTAGCTCTTGTCCTCAGTGTCGAAGTTGTAGATAGAATAGAAGTCGTTGTTGGTCACGAGGTCAGTGAGCCAACGGCAGGCATACACATAGTCAACAAAACAAGCAATCTCTTCGCCTGTTGCGTCGTCGTGCACTACACATACATATTCATCGTCTTTTAAGAACTTGCCGCTACCGTCAGTCGGACAGAAGTCCATAGTGTATGAAGGAATGTAGTCACCTTCTTTCGGAAATTCGATGATTAGTCGCGAACCATACCTATACACGCAACGTGCCATAAGTTCCCACATAAGGTTGAGTGCTTGGTTGCTGTGCTCGGTGATGTACTCCTTGTTGTAAATAATGCTTGAACGCTTCATAATTGTGAGCCGCTGTTACCCGTTGCCGCCGGTGTTCTAAATTGTTATTGTTTAATGTTCACGTTGCAAAGGTAAGCATTTATTTTGAAAGTACCAAATATTATACAAAGAAATGTGTATTATTTGGTACTTTTTAACAATTAAGCCCTCATTTCTCGGCAAATCACCTATAAAGTATCTCCTTTTCTGAACTTGTCGAGTTCCTGTCCCAAGTGTCGAATCTTGTGCCGAATGCCGCAGGATTGCTTCGAGCGTTTCAGCGTCACGTTCACAATACTTGGCTCTCGGTGTACGATACCACGCATATCCAGATACTTGATGATGTTCTTCGGATTCAGCTGGTCGAACATGTCGAACAGGTCTTCTTCGTCCACATGCAGTATCACTTTTCGGTTCTTCCTTTGGTTGTCCGTCGGTTTCGGCTCTACTTGCACCACGTCCATGATGCAAGCGTAGTTCAAAGTCAGTTTTGGCATAGTTCCCTAATTTATGGATAATTCGTTCAATTCGTGCCATTCGTGGTTCAGTCCTCCTCTTCCATTACACGCTCAAAATACTCAGGCATTACACGCTCACTGATGGCAAAGCCTTCGCCGCATACGATGAACGTATTGTGCCACTTTCGTAGTCGGTAGAGCCGCCCAGTCTTGACAGTTTCCAACGGGTCTGACTTCTTGCATCGGTACAGGTAGCCCAAACTGAAACGCTGCTCCTTCGCCAGCCCTTCCACTTGATGCACCTGACAGCCTATCCACTCAGCAAGGTTGCTGGCTTCGGCCAACTGTTCGCACTCGTCCCACGATATTACCCCTTGCTCCATCTGTGAGCGTAGAGTTTGCACGTGTTTCTCCACCTTGTCAGTCACGCGGTGAAGATACGAGCATAGTTTCTGAATCTCATTCTTTTCTTTTGCCATAGTTCCTTATTATTTAATTCTTCAATTCTCTAATTCTTGATAAGAAAAGAGAGCCGACACGCATCAGCCCTCTTACATCTTCCATCTTACATCTTAGTGCTGCGTTCCTTCATACCTCTCATACAAGTCCAACGCCATGATGAGTGCTTGCACGGGGTCCACCTTGCACGAGTCGCTCTGGTTGCGCTTCACGGGGCGTTTGTTCTCGCGCCCGTCAACCTCCAGCACGCAGTTGCCGAAGCACCACGGCCATAATGGGGACGGGCTGAAACTGATGAACGGCACGGGGGCGAACATCGCGGCATAGAGGTCGTCGGTGGGCGCGTTGAACTCCGAGTTGAGCTGGCTCACCACCTGGACGTACATCTCGGGTTTCTGCACGTTCATGTCGGACTGAAGGAATGCCAGCAGCGAGTTGATGGGGTCTTTCGACTGGTACTTGTCATAGCCCTAATACATGAACTGACAGCCCTTGCCCAGCAGCTCCTTCGTGCGGGCAATGAAGAGTGACGGCTGGAACACCTTGCCCTCAGAGACGTGCAACCACCCCTGCTCAATCCACGTCTCATAGAGCGGTCGGATGGCGGAGCGTTCCAGTGTCTCTTCCTTGATCCATGCGTCAAAGTCGGCAAAGAACTCGGTGCCGCGCCCTGACGGGTGCCGACGTGCTGCCAGGTATGATGCCGTGTGGAGGTCGTTACCCTGCGAGAAGTCCAAGCCGGTGAAGATAACCCACCCCTCTTGCTTCGTGCATTGGTCTATGCGGCGGTCGGTCTGCAGCGGTCGCACCTGCTCGGGCTTTATCCATTCCTGAAGTTTGCCGCTCGAATAGACATTGAACAGCTTGGCGATGACCTCGCCGGGGTCGCCGTCGCGCTCCGCCTTGGCTATCTGGTCCTCGTAGAACTGGTGCTGCACGATTTTGCCGAGCATGGGGTTCACCTTGCGGCGCACGGTGCGGTTGGTCAGCAGGTAGTGCTCGTCGCGCTGCCATGCGTCCGGCTCGAGCAGCAGGGTGAGGGTGCGGTCGTCCGTCAGCACGGGCGCGACCTTGCCGCTCTCGATGAACACCTCGCGCTCCAGCATCGCGTGGAGTCCGTCGAGTAT